ATCTACTCATTGGATATGCTCGTTTAATTTTAGACGAACTGCATTACACTGACCCAACAACGATGTACTATCACATACGAAATAAACTAACAGAAGCAGGGCAGCCAACTTACTCTTAACAACTGCTAAAGGGGATTGCGCTTTTGCCGATCCCCGCAGCAGCAAAAAATCTTATGATTATTGACGAAATCTTGCGCAACCAACAGCGTAAGAATGACCTTAACGTTTTTCTTCGCTATGAGCAACGACTTAAACTTGCCTATACCCGCAGCAAGAATCCGCAACCTAAGCGACGGTACGGTTCAAATAACCCTTGGGGAGTTGAAAGGGTGGGTGACTAGCCATCACTTGATCACCCCTAAAATCCATCAGATGCAAAAAGCATGGCAAGAAGCTAATCAACATTTGCATTCATAAGCTACGCTATCCATCAAGCAGCTTTGTTTTAGCTTGGCATCAATCAAGTCTCTAAAACCAGATCATAAAAATGCACGACGCAGAACAGATCGCTCTTCTCAGCTGATCCAAGAATCGTTGCAACGTTACGGTGCTGCTCGCAGCATTGTCATTGATGAAGAAAATCGTATCCTTGCTGGCAATGGAACGGTTGATGGAGCCAAAGCAGCAGGCATTGAAAACGTACGCATCATTGAAACTGATGGTGACGAAATCATTGCTATTAAACGCACCAATCTTTCAGAAGAACAAAAAATCGGTTTAGCTCTTGCTGATAATCGCACATCTGATCTTTCTGAATGGGATCAAGAAATGCTTCATACGCTATCGCAAGAGCATGACATCAATGATTGGTTTACCCCAGAAGACCTTAACTCCATCACAGGTGATCCTGTTTCTGAATTAGAACCACCTCAAGATTTCGACGAAGTAGACGACGACATCACTACCGAACATCGCTGCCCATCTTGTGGATACGAATGGAGTGGTAAGTCATCTTGACTGTTATGGATAAGCCTCAATACCGTGTACCTTCGATGCAGGAAATTAAAGACCTGCCTTGGAATGGTTACACCGTTGCAAGTACCTTTTCAGGCTGTGGAGGCTCTTGCCTTGGTTATCGCATGGCTGGTTATCGCGTTGCCTATGCTCTTGAATTTATTCCTGAAGCACAACGTACGTATAAAGCCAACCATCCTGATAGCTATCTCGACACAGTAGACATTCGTGATTTAAAACCAGAACAGCTTTTAGAACGGGCAGGTGTAGCTAAAGGAGAATTAGACATTCTTGATGGCTCGCCACCGTGCTCTGCTTTTTCAACAGCAGGCAGCCGTGAAAAAGGCTGGGGGAAAGTCAAAGACTACAGCGATGGTTCGCAACGTGTTGATGATCTTTTTTACGAATACGCTCGAATCCTTGAAGGTGTTCAACCTAAAGTTTTCGTAGCTGAAAACGTTACTGGTTTAGTTAAAGGTACTGCTAAGGGTTACTTCAAACGAATCCTTCAAGAACTAAAGCATTGTGGCTACAACGTTTCTTGTAAAGTCTTAGATGCAAAATGGCTTGGTGTTCCTCAAGGACGGCAACGCACTATTTTTGTAGGTACACGTCAAGACTTAAACCTACCTCCTGTTCACCCTTCTCCTTTTGCTTATACCTACACGATTGAAGAAGCTATAAAAGGTTGTACAGCACCAACAGAAAATGAAATTAAGTCAATGTCAGAAGATAGCAAGACCCACCGTCTATGGACTAAAACAACTCCAGGTAGTAATTTTTCAGCCGCTTGTGAAGCTGAATCTGGTAAGGCGTCTTTTTTCAATATGTGCAAAGTTCATCCGCGCAAACCAGCACCTACTATCACAGCAACCTGTCAACATTTTCATTGGGATGAGTGGCGTTATCTCACGATCCCAGAAGTAAAACGCCTCTGTGGTTTTCCAGATGATTTCAGCCTGACAGGTGAGTTTCTTCAACGCTGGGAACGTGTAGGGCGAGCTGTACCGCCGCTCATGATGAAACAGGTTGCAGCCACTATCGAAAAGGAGATCCTTTCATGTGTGGCATAGCTGGTGGCATCAACACCACATCAGATGTCGTTCAGCAAATGCTTGATCGCATCATTCATCGTGGCCCTGATGGCATAGGCATCAAGCAGCACGGATCAATGATTCACGGTCATGTACGTCTTGCCTTAGTTGATCTCACCGACGCATCAGCGCAACCCTTCAGCCATCAAGACACCACGTTGTCATTCAACGGTGAAGTCTGGAACTACAGCAAACTCAAAGCTAAGTCGCCTCATCAATTCCAAACCACAGGCGACACTGAACCATTTGCTGATCTTCTTACCCGTCAAGGCATCAACAGCCTTTCAGCAATCGACGGCATGTACGCCATTGCTTTCTCAGACCAGCACGGCAACCATTATTTGGCACGTGACCCGTTTGGGAAAATCCCTCTATACGTTGCTAAAACAAAAACCGGTTATCTCTACGCGTCAGAACGTAAGGCATTTCCAGCCAACCTAAAACCAATTGCTGTTCCGCCTGGTTACGGTTTCGACTTGACTAATGGTCAATGGTTTCAGCATTACAAGCTCCCAAGCCATCAGTACACGACTGCCGCTGACGTTCTCTCATTGCTGACTGACGGTGTACAGCAACGCCTTCATGCTGATGCACCAGTCTGCTGTTTGATTTCTGGTGGTCTTGATAGCAGCTTCATCCTGGCTTTAGCTAAACAGCAATCCAACAACGTCACAGCATTCACAGCATCATTCGACAGCCATTCACCAGATCTCACAGCAGCCAGACGCCTTTGTTCTGACCTATCAGTTCCGTTAATCGAAGTGCCAGTTGATCCAACGCCTGATCTCATCAACCAAGCGATTCATACAATCGAAATCAGCAGCAAGGCGCAAATTGAGATTGCCATCCTTTGCATTCCCCTAGCGCAACGCATCGCTGCAGAAGGGTTTAAAGCATGTCTGTCAGGCGAAGCAGCAGATGAACTTTTTGGTGGTTATGGCAATTTCTGCATTCAAGCCTCAAAAGCTAAAACCACTTCTGACTTCATTAAGCTCCGTCACGCACAGCTCGCCAAAATGTCCCGTGGCAATTTCGTTCGCTGCAATAAAGCATTCATGGCAGCTGGTGTCGAATGTCGCTTGCCTTTCATGCAGCAACAGCTAGTAGAACGCGTCATCAATCTCGACAAGGCTGAATCACCGCCAGGAAAAAAACTGCTCAAGCAAGCTGCTAAAGACCTTGTCCCTGATTGGATAGTCAAGCGGCAGAAAGACACCTTTCAAGGCGCATCTGGTATCGCATCTCAAATGCAACAGCAGATCGCTAGCCCTACGATTTTCTATAACAACCAATTGCGAAAGCAGTTTGGTTACCTGCCAAAAGACTGATGACCAATACACCGCATCACCTGACCGTTCCACGGTCTTGGACATTTGAAACCAATGATGTAGCCAAAGGTTTTGACCAACACGTTCGGGAACAGTTGCCTTGGTACGAATTAGCAACTAATGCCATCTCTCACGTAGCACGCCATTACATCCCACAAGATGGCTTGGTGTACGACATCGGTTGCAGCACGGGCAATATTGGTTGCAGCATTCAAGAAACGCTTGCTACCCGTAACGCTCACCTAATCGGTATTGAGCCATCACAGGCCATGCAGCCGCTTTATCGCGCACCAGGTGAGTTCGCATGCACTAAGGCTCAGCTTTACCCATACAAGAGTTATGACCTAGCAATCCTGTTCCTTTGCCTGATGTTTGTCGAGCCATCAGAACGTCGATCATTCATCAGCGATCTCTACGACAAGTGTAAACCAGGCGGTGCCATCATCATCTTTGACAAGCTTGAACCCGTTGACGGTTACATCAGCACGATCATGTACCGCCTCACGCTTGCAGGTAAATTCTCTGCAGGTGTTTCATCCGATGAAATAATCCAAAAGGAATTATCCTTGGCAGGTGTGCAGCGGCCAATCTCCCCTGATCACTTGCCAGGCAATCCTTACCAATGGTTCAGGTTTGGTGATTTCGCAGGGTTCATTATTGAGAAACCGATCTGATGGCTAAATCAACCAAAATTGAAGTAGACATGCGCGTTAACCGCATTGCTCGTCTTTTAGCGAACGGTGCTGTCCGCTCTGAGATCGTGCAGTATTGCGCGAAAGAATGGGAAGTTGCTGAACGGCAAACAGACACGTATATCGCCAAAGCACGGGAGCTTATCCGGGCCGACTGGGAAACAGATCGCTTGACTTTTACTGCAGAAATTCTTGCCCAGCTCGCAACGCTGCAAAAAGAAGCCCGTAAACAAAACAATCTGAATGCTGCTTTGGGTTGCATTAAGACCGCAGCACAGATCGCACAAGTCATTCAGTGACGATCCTTAGTCACATCGAAAAAGGGTCAATCCTGCGACGTGTTGGAGAAAGTGACAGCACGCTAGACGTTAAAGCTTTAGTCGCGCAAATTAAACAAGACTTGCATCCAGGACAGCTTGCTTTTGTAGAAGATGAAAACACAGAAATTTTAGGATTGTCAGCAGGGTATGGAGCAGGTAAGACGCGAGCATTAGCGGCTAAAAGTTGTTTACTTGCGATAGCAAATCAAGGCTTTTTAGGTTGTGTCATGGAGCCGACAGGACCTCTTGTTCGTGATATATGGATGAATGATTTTGAATCTTTTTTAGAAAGCTATGAGATCCCATACACGTTCAGAGCAAGTCCGTTGCCGGATTACACATTGCATTTGCCAGGTGGAGATACAAAAATTCTTTGCCGGTCTTTTGAATCATGGTCTCGAATTATTGGTTTGAACCTTGCCTGGGTGCTTGCCGACGAAATCGATACAGTCACGCCATCAATCGCACAGAAAGCATTCCCGAAAATCCTTGGCCGCTTGCGTGCTGGCAACGTTCGACAGTTTGCGGCTGCATCAACGCCTGAAGGTTTCCGCTGGATGTGGAACACGTTTGGCACAGAAGAAGCGCAGCAGCGCCCTGACCGAAGGCTGATTAGGATGCGTTCGGCAGACAATCCACATCTGCCTCAAGACTTCATCGAACGATTAGAAGCCAACTACGACCCGAGCCTTTTGAAGGCTTATCTAGAAGGCCAATTCTGCAATCTCACAACCGGTCAAGTTTATGACCGTTTTGATCGCGCCAAACATGTAATCACCGATATTCCTGACGTCAGCAACGAGCCTTTGCGTTGCGGGGTTGACTTCAATATCGGGAACATGTCAGCAGTCGTTGGTGTTCGTCTTGGGAACAACCTTCTCCTGATCGACGAGATCAGCGGTGCACATGACACCGATGCCATGGCCCAAGAAATACAACGCCGTGCTGATGGACGCCAGGTATACGTCTACCCTGATGCATCTGGCGGCAACCGAAGCACGAATGCCTCACGAACGGACATTCAGATCTTGGAGTCCTATGGGTTCAGTAATCAATCACCAAAAGCGAACCCTCCCGTACGTGATCGCGTGGCTTCTGTACAAGCTCTGTTGGAAAATGGGAAAGGTGAGGTCAGATTGCAAGTAGCTGCAAATTGCAAACGAACCATTGAATGTTTAGAGCTGCAGAGTTACACCGAGGCCGGTGATC